TGCGTCGATTGCTGGATCAGCGGATTGAACGTCACGTTCACCCGAGCGATGCCGACTGCGATCAGTTCGTCGGCCGCCTTATTGATCGCCTCGGCATCGAGTTCGCGGGCGTGAATGCGCAGATCAATGTCTTCGAAAATGCCGTTCCAGAACTTCGAGGAGCCGAGATTGATACCCGACTTGACCTTGTAGACATCAATCTTGCGCATGAGATTAGATCTTCTTGATCGCAGACTCGAGAGCGTCCATGTTCGCTTCACACGCGCGACCCTTCATGGTCACGCCCTGAAACGGGCGGATCTTCACCCCGCCTACTTCGATGCTCCGCTTCAGCTTGACCTCATACTGAGCGTCAGGCTCGAACGCATCGGGCACCGCGGGTGGCGCATCAGTGACCTTTGCCATCGATTTTCTCGCCATTTTGGTTCTCCGGAATTTATGCAGGAGCATTACACCCCTGGCCGCCATGTCGATCAGGTCGACCAGTGGATGCGCTCGGCGACGTGGAAGGTGTTGCCGGCGCTGTTCGTCGTCCCCTTCGTCTCAATGGTGAACGCCGAGAATGCTTGCGCCGTCTCGAAGGTGAAGCGGCGGATGTAGCGGCCTTCCGCGACGCTCTCCACCTCCGTCACCGTGGCGTCCGGCGTTTCCCATGCACTTCCCACACGCAGCCGCACATCAAGGTCATGCGGCGTCTCATCGAAGCTCTCCAATAGGCACTCGACCGTCACGGAGGTCGTCGGCGCCGCGAGCGTCTGTTGTTTCGAGATGTGCGTGAACGCCGTTTTCGGGCGCGACAGCTTGCAGCGCGACCCCGTGATGACAAGGCCTGGCATGACGTCACGAGTGCCGACGAACCGGACCCGAGCCCGACACAGCGGGGGCGCCGCGTTGAACGCGGACAGGTCGTCGGTGGTCAGCGCGATCCAGTTGGTCCCATTCGTAGGGAGGACCTCATAGATCAACTGCGTGCTCTCGGGGGCGATCGTTCCGGCCAAGATGTCGATGTTGCGGATGCCGCCATCGAGGTTCCAGGCGCCGAGTTCGATCGTCACCTGCGGCGCCCGAAACTTCGCGCCGTAGAGCTCGAGCATCATGTCCTTGGTCAGGTCGCCCTGGAACCAGGCGCCGTCCGTCGAGTAGAAAAATGACCCATCGAGGTATGACTGGCCCGTAGCCATGCCAATCTTGTGGTTGGCATTCGACACCAGCACGATGGCGTACCGCTTGCCAGCCTTCAGGAAGGTTGGGACGGTGTTGATCCGGGTCCAGTCGCCCGAGATCAGATCAGCGTGGTTCACCGTCTGCTTCAGGATCGCCTTGTCGAGATCGGGCACGCCGCCAGTACATTCGACGATCGCCAGATGCACGTTCTCGTTCGCCGCCTTTTCCTTGACGTAGAAGCCGATCCTGGTCAGCCACGTGTCGTTGGAGTTGAGGAGCGTCTGCGCCACGAGAGCACCAGAGATATGGTGCTCGGTTACGACATATTCCCAATACTCCTCGACGTAATTGTCCTCCCACACCTGCTGCATTCGCGGGAAGTGGGCCCACCCGCCGGCAAGGTCCGGCATGTCGAGCACGTTGAACACTTCATTGCCGATACGAAACAGCATCGTTGCCGGATCGAACACGCCAGAGCGATACCAGGCCGCATTGGTGCAGACGGTGAAGATCTGGCCATAGCGCAGCCGCTTGCGAGCGATCTGCTTTTGGATCAGATCGATGCTCTGGAACCCGTACTGGGCGATGCCGACCTCGGACGTGTATGGGTAGATGCCCATCTTGAACACGCTATCGTAGGCCGGCAGGAGGATACCGTTCTGCAGCGACGCATTCGGGTCATTGGACGAGAACAGCGCCAACTCGAATTCGTCAGCGTTGTCGTCGGGGAAGCGAATACCCTCCTGGGTCCACGCGCTGTGTCCAAGGTTCTGTTCGTTTTCGGCGTCAGTGTCCGTCTCATCGAGAAAATGGTCGGCGCCCCAATCCGAGTAGGACGACGGCAGGTTCACGCGCTCTTTGACGCGCGCGAGATCGCGGTAGATGCGCGTCATATCGTTCTGCGTGCTCTTGCGCCGAAGCTCGGCCGCCAGCGCGGCGAGATCGGAGCCGAGCGACGACACCCGCGGCTCGATAATGCCCTTCCAGGCGTCGATCAGATCGGCGCGAGCATTGAGGTCTTCGGTCGACGCAACCCGGTTCTGGACCATCATGGTGATGGCGACGACGCCCGAGGTGTCGAGCAGGACGCGGGCAACTTCCACATCGCCGATCGGGATCGCAGGCGGGTTCGGATCCGCGGTCTCGCTTCCTTCCGCGATGTCGAGCACGGCGTCGCGGCTGGCGTGCATCGCCACCGCGTCGGGCTCCGTGCGCCCCGTCTCGACATCGACCAGGAAGTCGCGCTCCTCGACATCAGTCTCCGTCTCGACGCCGTGAGCCGTGATCGAGATGTACTTCTTCGCCGTGATCGGCAGCTTTGGGATCAACGACTGCACGGTGCTGCTCGCGCGGACGAAGACCGCGCCGTTCACATCATAGAAGCGGCCGGCCGCGATCGTGACTTCGGCCTGTCCGGTCTTTGCGACGTTGAAGCCGATGAACCGGCGCGTCCTGGTCACGGCGTCGGATACGATGTGGTCGATGGACTGGCGGACGAAGGCCTGGATGTTGGTGTGATCGTCGGCCTGCTGCTCCATCAGGTCTTCAAACTTGACGGTTTTTTCCATAGCGAACCTCTTGCTACCGCCGTCCGACAATCACATTGTCGATGTCAGCACGAATGGGAGCTCCGCCGGCGACGAAGCGATGGACGGGGCCGATTTTGACCAGCACCTTGTCGGAGAGCCTTTTCGAGGCGGCGATTGCGGCCCGCGCTTCGGCGAGCCGTGTGCCGTCGTGGGGTATCCAGAACCGTTTGCGCGCTCCGACGACCCCCTCGCCAGCCTTCCAAGACGGGCGTTTCCCCGGCACCGAGAGGTGGACGCGAGCGGTGTGCGGCCGAAAGCCGTACCGCCCCACGCCCATGAACTGCACTACCGGCCGGCGCGCGGACTTCGTGCCGTCATAGACGGGGTATCGCTCGAAGATGCGAAGCGGCGCCGTCGAGCGAACGAAGAACGCCCGGTGTCGCATCGGCATGTTTGAGAACACCGAGTAGCCGCGGGTGCCCCCGATACGGATGCGCTCGGGTTCCGACTGCACCGCCTGCAAGGTCGGCGTCAACGGCGAGCGCCAGGGCAACCGCGTCGTCGGGGCGATCGTCACAAGCCGGCGCCAGGCGGTCGAGACAATGTAGAAGCGCCCGCCGAATGGCCGCCCGCTGAACACGCCCTTGCCCTCGGTCGCCTTCAGGTGAAGCCGGAACGTGGATCCCAGGTTAGAGACGCGGGTATCGGTCTCCTGGCCCTCGACAACCCACCGGGCTCGGCGCTTCAGGCGTTCCAGCGCTGTCGATTTGACCGTGAAGGCGCCGCCCAGGCAAAACCTCCGCGAGTGCAGACTGACACCGGAGCGGCTGTTCAAGAACGCCTTGTAGGGGCTGGCGACGCCTCGATCAGCGATCCGCCAGACGCGCACCTGCGGCAGCTTGGCGAGCCACGCCTCGCGCTCGGCCTTAGTGAGCGACTTGCCCGAGAACACCTTCATGGGTGGGCGCTCGATCTTGAGCACCTCGGCGTCCGCATAGCGGGCGTATTCCCGCAGCGCGTAGGCGGTGCCCTTGCGGGCGTGCAGGAGCAGCGACGCATTGATGACTGCGCGCTTGCGCGCGTCGGTCCATCCGGCCTTCCAGATATCGACCGAAAATTCGAAGCCGAGATGCGGGAGGAACCCCGCGGGGGTTTTCAGCGGCCGCTTCAGCAGGTCGATTGGCGCCGGGATTTCTTGCACCCGCCGCCCCACAGACGCCAAGACGCGCTCGAGCGGGCTGCTGTTCCTTTCGGGCAGCAGGTGGTCGGCATATTCGAGTGCCACGGCTCTATTCTCTGATATTGACGTTGACCACCACGCCGGTCAGGCGGGGAATCTGGTATTGCGCCGGCACGACGTTGACGGCCGGCACCTGAAGCTCGACGCCCTCGACGCCGCCAACGGCGGCGGCGGTGATCAGGCCGGACCGGAAGACGGTCGCTCCAATCCGGCAGCGGCTGGCGCCGTAGGCCGTGATCGCTTCGATGGCCTTGGTGCGCAGAAGGTTTTGGTCCGGTCCGCGCGGCACCGTGATGGTTTCCTCGACCGCGTAGTCGATCCGCTCCGCCCGGCGGACCATGACGGCATCCGTCAGCGGAACCGTGTCCTCGCGCTCGAAGCGGTCGACGAGTTTTTCCAGTACGGCGCCGCTCAGGTCGGCGCCGGCCTCGCCGGCCACCACCACGATGACCTCGCCGTCGCGCGGGCTGTACGCCCAAGCGTCCGCCACGGAGCCGTCGATAGTCAGGGCATGGAAGATGTAGGCGCCGCGCGGGCCGGCCACCGAAAAGGCCTCCGGCGCCAGCTGGATGCGCCTGCGCAGCCGCTCGTCGCTTTCCATGACGCCGGTCGCGATCTCCATGCGCACGACGCCGATCAGGGCGCCCAGGTGATCGAGGTCGGTGCCGGTCGCATAGGCCAGCAGCACCGCGCGTGCCTTGTCGTTGACCAGCGCCCGTAGCAGCGTCTCGCGATACGCATACGCCTGGAGCAGGATCGTCATCGGCTCGGTTTCGAGGCCGAGCGTATCGAGCACTGGCAGGTCAGGACGGCTGACCCTGATCTCTGCCCACCGCGCCAGGACCCATGCCTTCTGAGAGGCAAGGATCGTCTCGGCGTCGATCTCCTCGATCAGCTTCGCCGGCGCCAGCAGGGAGAGGTCCGGCGCCAGGAACCGGGACGACATGGGAAAACTCCAGAAACAGAGGCGCTGCTATTCGAACAGCGGGATTGTCAGGGTCCGCACATCCTCGGGCGTAAAGTCGCCCAGGTGCCCGCGCGGCATGTAGATGCCGACGATCTCGATCGTCAGAGAACCGGTGCGCTCGACCTTTTTCGGGGTCAACTTGGTGATCTTGAAGTTCGGCATCCGCGGCAGGCCGTTCTCGATGATCTCCATCGACGTGATGATCGCCATGAAGACCCGAACTACCGTGTTCTCGGTCATGTTCTCGCCGAGCAGTTGCGGTACGTTCGACCCCCACCACATGCGCAGGATGCGTTGCCCGTATCCTGTCGTGAAGATCCGCATGATGTGGTCGGCAACCCGTGGCCAGCCATCGAGCAGGCCGCCGGTGATCGGGTCCATGCCAGCCATCATCCGACCTTTGCGAAAGCTTTCAGCGCTGGCCCACCTTCGGTCAGCACCTTGTCTGGCGGGCGGTCGCCCTTGCTGGTCAGGCCGATATAGGTCTTGCCGACCGCCTCAACGGCCGTCGCGACGGCGCTGATCGTGTCGCTCGTGATTTCGAAGGTGGCCCCGCCGACCTTGAGTGCGATCTTGGTCTTCGCGTTGACCTCGACCTCCTGCGCCGTGTCGATCACCAGCTTCCCCTCCTTCAGGGTGAGCTTGAAGTCCGGGTGCGTGATGACCACCGCGTCGGGATCGTCAGAAGGTGGCGGATGCTGGTTGCTCCAAAACAGCGAAGTCGCCACCCCTTGCTGGAAATCCCCGGCCGGCGACAACAGAGTGAGCTGCTCGCCCTCCTTCGGTACGCGGTGCACGTTGAGGCCCTGAGGCCCGCCATTGGGCGACACATATGGGATCCAGGGTGACAGAAACGGATCGGCATCCTGGCCGCCGACCCGCATGCGCACGAACCAGCGACCCTCGATCTTCTTTCGCTCCGTCACCGGGCCATGGCGGAACAGGTTGTCGATCTTGCGCTCGACCTCGGCAATGCGGGTCAATGCCTCGAGCAATTCCATCGACATGGAGGCGTCATGGCTCCGGGGCGATCACCAGCGTGCCGTCGGCATCGGTTGAGGACACATCGATCTCAGCAATCTGGGCCGCATCGCCTGGTTTGGTATCGTCCTCGGGCGCCAGGCCAATGCCGCGGATGCCCGCCTGCGTCAGGCCGAGCGCGGCTTGTGCCTGCTGCCAGTCCGGGACACTCGTGCCGGCGATCAATTGCCGCCAGTAGCGGGAGAGGTCGGAGAGCTCCGGATCCGCCTCCATGGCGGTGAGCAGGTCGTGCCACACTCCCTCGGGCTCGGCGCCCGGGATAGGGTCGGCGACCGTCTCCACCTTATATATGGAGCGGAGCAGCGCCTGGCGGCGGCCCTTGTCGGCGATCGCGCCCCGGTCCCATTCGCTAAAGTCCTGATTTGGCGCCCGAAACCACAGACGGCGGAACAGCTCGGGCCAGGCCGACTGGTCGGCGAGCAGGACCTTCTCCACCTCATAGGCGAGGCTGCGCAGATAGATCTCGTTACCCTCGTCCGATGCCGGAATCCGGATTTCCGTCGCTCCGGCGTCGACCGTGACCGCCTGGGCAACGAACATGTCGACCGACAGGTCGATGACTTGGCTTGCGCCGAACAAATCCCGACCCTCGACGTCGCGCTTGCCTGTGTCGCAGGAAATAACGATGACCGGCGCCCCTTGGTCACGAAGCGCATCGAAGGGCTCAACCGCGCTGTCGAAGACGGCGTCGTCGACTGAGGTTCGACCCTTCAGCGAGCGCACTGCGGCGATCTTGATGGCCGCGACCGCAAGGCTCATGAAGGGATCTTCACCAAAGATAACAGCACGCGCGCGAGACCGTCGCTTTCGATAGCCGTGATCTCGAAGGTGGGTGCATCGGTCCGACCGAGAGCGACCACGAGATCGCCTACCTTCGGCAGGTCTCCCCCGAGCTTCGCCTGATCGATGCTTGCGATCGTCTCCGCCATGACAAATGAGCGCTCGAAATCGCGGCCGGCCGCGTTTGCGGTCGCGTGCATGCGGCTTGGTGTTTCCGTGATGATTGCCTGGAGCTCACGTTGCGCGCGGTTCGGGTCGAATGCCGCTGCCGTGTAGCCGGCAGTCAGCATCGGCACGAGGCGGATCGTCTCGGCGAAGACGCGGTCAAGCTGAGGCTGCCGAGCCGCCCACGAATTGGCAAAATGGGACATTTGGCGTCAGTGCCTGGAGCGATCCCGCCGGACTATTTCTGGGGAGCTGCAGCCGAAAAAGTGTTGCAGACAGCAACTGTGCCAATCTTGAATCCGGCAGCAAACCATAGTTTGCGTTGATCAAGCGAGCCCGACGCGGTCGGAGGGACTGGAAGTTTATCGCGCCAAGCCGACGCCGCCTCCAATGCTCCCTCAATTTTGGCTGGTTCGACAATTGCGTCGCTGTGGATGCGGTTCACTTCGTGTGCCCAAAGCCCGGCGAAACAGTCGGCTTGCAGTTCTACCAGTTCCTGAATGAAATTCGAGGCAGACTCCGGCAATGCCCGCTGGCGTGCTTGTACTTTGGGCAGAATCCCAAGGAGGTTCTGTACGTGGTGTCCAACTTCGCGGGTGATCACAAAAGCCCGGGCAAGATCGCAGTCGAAGGCGCCTTCGCAGTCGGAAAAAAAAGTTGGATCAAGATAAATCTTCTTGTCGGCCAGACAGTAGAACGGCCCCCTTTCCTTCTGGGCGGCGCTATCGCATCCCGTCTTAGTCAATCCGCTATACAGCACGAGCACAGGCTTCTCGTACTGCTGACCGTTCTTTTCAAAAACACCCGACCATATTTGCTCGGTACTGCCGAGAATCCTCGACGCAAAATCATTTATCGTATCTTTGGGCACATGAAATTTGAACGTCGGGAGCACAATTGCAGCCGCAGACACAATGACACCGGCCGCGGCGGCAGAAATCAGCCCTGCAACGAATATTGCCATCCGCTTCTTGCGCATGCTGCCGGAGTTCTCAGCTCAACATCGGTTGCGATCACAACGAATCTAACCGGGTCTTGTGATTCGCATAAGAGCCGATGCAACAGTCGGGCTCAGGATTCTTGAACGCTACCGGCTGACTCGCCGTATTCAGAAAGACCCAAATGTCGTTTCATTTTGGTCGTCGCTTATTACCCAACATGCATTGTTGGGAGATCCCCCAGCGTCGCCTACGCGACTGCGTATCGTTGCCGGGCGAAATTTCTCGTGCTTTTGCGTCACAGATCTTCTGCTTACTGGCGTTGTCCTTCGCATCCGCAGGGACAGTCGGCGCGGTCATGGCAGCCAGAAGAGCTCCACCAATTATTAGCCAAACCCGCGCCGAAATTCGCAATCCACACCATCGCATCGGGGCCTCCGATTTGCATCGACATTCCCCAGATAAGCCCTGGAACGGAGCAGATAGTAGCAGCCGGCTATGTTCCCAGGAAGCCAAAGTCGGGCTGCACATGGCGAGTCAGCCGCAGCCACTTCTGGCTCAGTGGTGCACGCCCTTTATCAACGCGCGCGGACGCAGGCACAGCGACAGCGGATTGGTCTGCATTTCCAGGCGGACGGACTTGTTGTTGTCCGACGGGATCGCCTTTGCGTAACGCGGCAGGCCGAGCGTGTTGACGGTCTCGATGTAATCCGCCGGCGCAAAGAACGTCTTGAACAGGTTCGGCGTGCCAAGCGGGAAGAAGTGGGCCTCGTTGGCGTCGATGAACGGGGTGACCGTGTCGCCGGCGTCCGTGCCGCCACCGATCCAGCCACGGTAGTTCTCGAAGGTGATGCCGCCGTATTTGAGCGTGGAGAAGACCACGCCTTCACGAAGGCGGACACCCTCCTGGTAGCGATAGGTGTCGCGAACTTCCGCATGCTCGATCAGATCGTCCCAGAACGTGTCGCCGCAGAGCGCGTAGACGCTGCTGAACGCCACCCCACCCAGCGTCTGCGACATGGTGCGCACGAGTTGGCTGCACTTCTTGCGAACCGCGGTGTTGGCAATATTGAGGGCGAAGTTGACCGGCGTCACCGCCGTGACGCCGAACTCGGAGTAGAGATCGTAGATGGTATTGCCGTCGCGGTCGACAATCAGACCCTTGATGGCGCCGACCCGCTGGAACTCGGTTGTGACGTCCAGCTGGGATGTGAACATCTCCATACGGCCGGCGAGATAGGTCTCGACCGAGCGCGGCTGCATCTGCGGGCCGAACTCGCGGACGTTCTGGACCTCTTCGGCCAGCACGTTGTCGTCGAGCTGATAATGCGGGACTTTCAGCACCCGCGCGCGCCGCAGCGGCTTGGGACGGGTTTCTCCGGGACCGCCGCGCGGGGTCGGATTGACCAGCGTCAGCATGCCGGACTGTTCCTCGAGCGCGATCGAGGTCGTCGGCACCGGCGCCTCGGTGAACAGCCCGAGCGACCCCAGGCGTCCCGGCACGAACGGGATCTTGTTGATGCTGTCGGTCAGCGTGACGAAGCTGAAGGCGTCATTGCTGAACACGTCGAGAATGGGCTGCATGATTGCAAAATCCTGTCAGGAGAGAATGGTGGGAGCTGGGATCGGTAGCCGCGCGGTCAGCGCACGACGATGCCGACAGCGCGAAGCTCGGCCCACTTGGCGGATTTCTTGGCGTCGTCATCGACGCTCGCGTCGTAATAGAGGCCGTGTCGATTGACCTCGGCGTGCCGAGCGATGGCGACAGCCGACACATCGGCGCTGGTGGCATCGGCATCACCAACCAGCACCGCAACGGCGACGTCGGAGCCGTCGGTTGCCGTCACCGGGGAAGCGACAAACTTGTTGCTGGCCGCAGCCTGGGTCACGGTGATGTCGAATGCGTCACCCGCCACGAAGTCGGCGGCGCCGTCGGCGATCGTGAACTTGACGGGTCCGGCAAAGGGCGACCCGACGGCCGCTTCTCCGACCTCGACGCCGTCGGGGGCCTCGACCCGGAACGAGCCGCCGTTCTCCGCTGTGGCGTTGCACACCACGGTGTAGGTGCCGGGTTTGACGCCGGTCCCGGTCTTCGGCGTGCCGAGGGTCATTGCTCCATTACCGGTATTGCCGGCGCGGGCGGCGGCGGCGGCGGCGTATGCGCCGTCGGCCACCCGTTTCCCGAGAACCGTTCCGGGAAGCAGTCGGCCCGCGCCGGAAGCAATCACGACAATGTCGCGGGACAGCCGACCCTCGTCATCTTCCGACAGGATGAAGTTGCCGGGATGGGGGGTCTCATTGAGGACGGTCATATAGGTCTCCCGTTCGCCCGAGCGGTCCCCCGCGGGCGTTGTCTGGCTCAAAACGAATTGATGGGACTCAGGTGTGCGACGCGCGCGATACCGCAGCCCGGCGTCGGGCATAGATGTCTTCGGTGCTGATCAACCGCACCGGCATGTCGGCCCGGTCGTCGCCGGCGCCGAGCTTCGGCTGCGCTTCCCGCAGCATGACTTCATCGAGGCCGCCCTTGGCGGCGGGCGACTTGGCAAGCGCCGAAAGCACGACATCGGTCGGAAAGTCGGTCTCGAAAGCGAAGTACTGGGCGAGGTTCTCCCGTCCCTTGGCACTTTCGCTCATGAGGATCGACTTGATCCGCTCGCGTTCAGAAATACTACCCTGACGCGCGCCATCCATCACGCCGGTTGAGCGAGCCTCTCCCAGTTGGATAGCGATATCATTGCCGGTCTCGACCGGTGTTGCCTGATCGCGTGCGGCCATGGCGGCAGTCTCGGCCACCTCACCGGCGGCCGCGAGGATAACGTCTCGCATTTCTGTCTCCTTAGAGGGCCGTACGGCCCCGGTTGATGACCTTCAGGAAGCCGTCGAAGGCTTCGAGGGCATGGCCCGTGGCGTCAGCGAGCCCGAGCGCGACTGCATCCCGACCGCGATAGTCCTGCGCCTCGGTCGCGAGCGCGGCTTCAGCGTTGAACCTGCTGCCGCGGTAGCGTCCGACACTCGCCGCGAAGGTCTGCCGCGCCGCTTCCAGGTCACCGACGATGCGCTGCGCGACGTCGTCACCGAGGGCCTCGAACGGATTGCCGGCCATTTTGTGGGCGCCGGCGCGCAGAACCGTGACCCGGACCCCTTGCTGGTCGAGAGCCTTCGACCAGTCCGTGTGCAACGTCACGACCCCGATCGATCCGGCGCGACCGTGCTCTGGCATGATGATCTGCCGCGCCGCTGACGCGAGCAGGTAGCCGGCCGACAAGGCATGATCCGTGAGAATCGCGAGCGTCGGCTTTTCCGCAGAGAGTCGGCCGATCATGTCCGCGGTCTCAAAGGCGCCGGCGAGTTCGCCGCCGAAACTGTCGACCTCGAATACCGCGGCCTTGATCGCTGGGTTGCGCATGGCGCGCATCACCTGCGCCTGCAGGCCTTCGTACGACGTGCGCCCGGACATGGCGCCCACATAGGCACCCTTGTGGACGAGCGTCCCCTCGACCGGTATCAGGGCGACGCCCTCGACCACATCGAATGGTTGGGCGCTGTTGGCGTCATATCGTCGGCCGGTGCGATCGCCGACACGTCCGGCCGACGGCCGCCCGTTCTGGAAGGCGACGTGTTCGATGATCTCGCCGGCGCCATTGATGACAACCCCGCCCTCGACGATCCGACCCCCGATGCCGGTAAGCGCAGCGTCGAGCTTGCCCGGGTGCATCAACAGCGGCGTGTTGAAGACCCGAGCGGCAAGTTCCGGACGCAGGATCATGCGACCTTGTCCCGTTTTGCCGGCCGCGGATCCTCGTCATCCTCGGACGGTGTCGATTTGCGTTCGGAGTTCGCGTCCGGATCAAGTCCGAGCGCGATCATTTCTTTGCGCTCCCGCGCCCGCTGCTGGATCGTCTCAAGGTAGTCCTCGCCCTGTTCGGCGCATTCACGCTCCAGGGTCGATAGGCCTGCCGCCAGGCGCTCGGCCGCTGCAGTCGCCTCCTTGTGGGGATCGACCCAACCACGGCCGGGCCCGATCCACTTGGCCGAGCAATACGCCGCTTTGGCCTGCGCGAAGTCGGGCGCTCCCTTGGGTAATGTGATGGTTCCGCGGTCGATCGCTTCCTCGAGCCAGCCGGCATAGATCGGCGCCATGAACTGTTGGGCGAAATGCTCCTTGCGGGCGGTAAATCCGCGCCAGACCTCGAGCAGCGCGGCGCGGGCCGAGGAATAGTTGACCTGGCCCCAGTCCATCGACAACTGCTCGTAGGTCATACCCATGGCGGCAGCGACATTGCGCAGGCTGGCGCGCTCGAACGCCTCGAACACGCTGTTCGGGTGGTTTGGCTTGGTCAGCGTCACCTTTTCGCCGGGAAACGTGAATGCGATCTTGGCGCCGCCGACATTGATGGGCGCCGCCTGGTAGTAGTCGAGCCGCTGCTGCTGGTAGGCGGACAATTCCTCGCCGCCGCCGAGCGCGGAGGCAAACTGGTCATGATCGAACGGGCTTTCGACGAACGCTGCCATCACGGCATTGAGCACCGCGGCCTGCAGTTCCGCCTCGTCGTAGCGGCCGAGCATGCGCAGCCGTTTGACGATCGGCGCCAGCACCGAGACCCCACGGTACTGACCGGAGCGACCGGGCTCGAAAGCGTGCACCACCATGCGGCGGCCGAAGCTGGTCTCGCGAGGGATCCGCTCCCAGGTCCAGAACATGGGGTTGAACACATTCTGGTCGCCGGGATGAGATCGCCGAATGTGATAGGCGAGCGGTTCGCCATGATCGCCGAGTTCAATCCCCTGCCGGCGCCAATAGGTATCGACCGCATTGTAGGGGTTTGACAGTCGGTCCGGATCGATGACCTGGATGGCGGTTGCGTACCGGCCGCCGCGCGGCAGCCACAGGATGGCGGCGAGCGCCTCTCCGTCCATCAACCGGTGCCGAAATGCGAGTGCCAGCAACCCACCCATGCTGTGGCGCCGACCGGCATCGCACCAGCAGTCTGGATCCTCGGCATAATCCTTCCACGCCGCTTCGATGTCCGACGCCAAGTCCGATGCAACGTCCGGATCGATCCCGAGGGAACGTGCGTTCGGCTTCGACGACAGACGCCAGCCGGCGCCGATGACGGCGTCGACCTGGCGGGTGACGCCGCCCGACGCCCAGCCGTCGTTGCGGGCGAGATCATGGATTCGTGCCGCCAGCACCGGACGGTCCGGCGACAGTGCTGTCTGCGCCGACCACAGGGGCGGCCGCCACAGGGCAAGGTCAGGATCGGTGACTGACGCGCCGGCGTAGCCGGCGGCAAGCATGCGCGCTGCTGAACGCGGCACGGCTGGAGGCCTCACCGGGTTGCCGTCGGGGCCCAACAAATTCGCCATTAGAAGTTCACCCGGCGGGCGGAGCCTCGGCCTGCAAGGCCCAGTCTGCCGCGGAGTTCAGCGATGTAGCCGCGCAGCACGCCGACATTTTGCGCGTTCCATTCCATAATCTTGTCGCCGTGACGCATCTTGGCGATGCCGCCGTTGACAATGATCGAATGCAGGGCGGTTTCCGCCTCGGCGAGTTGGGCCCGCCAGAGGGCGATTTCGTCGGGCGAAGACATCACCGCCCCATGTTCAGCCGCGCCATGGCGGCGACGCTGGATGTTGCCTTCGGCTGCGGCACGCTGTCGGTTTCCTGTAGCCTGATCTTCGGCCTCGGGTGTCGCGGCTGGGCCGTATCAGAGATGCGCTGCACACCCAGCATGTAGGCGGCCGCATAGGCCATCGCCTCGCAGTCGAGGAAATGGTTCTCCCGCGAGCGCTGGACCCACATCGAACCGCCGGACGGCTTCTTGACCCGACCCTCAGAGACGATCTGCCGGCAATAGGCCTCGGTCACATCGCTCGGCAGGTGCCAACCGCCCGGCTGGTCATCCGGCCAACGCACCCGCTCGTGCACCCAGGACTTGAAAAAATCGCTGTCGAGGCGAACCAGGTCGAGGCCGTATTTGGCGGCTTTGCCCTTCGGCGTCACGTCGATGCGCTTGACCGACAGTGGCTGGTCACGATGGTCGAACCCCTTCACCGCATAGGCGACACGGGCGTGGCGGCGGCAGAACTCGTAGACCCTGTGCTCCGGAACGTCATCCTTCTTGCCCGGCCGAAACCCTGAGTCGATGAAGGCGCGGCGGATCAGGAGATCTCCGATTGGACGCGCCAGCATTTCGGCGAGATCGGTCCACACATCCGCATGCTCGGTCTCGCCCCACAATTCGGCCTGCTCGATCAACCAGCTTTCCTGCCGCACCCCCCAGCCGCGGATCACGTAGACGAGCCGGTTCTTCTGCACATCGACGCCCACGGTCAGCAACAGGACACCGGACGGGATGTCGCGTGATTGATACGGCAGCTTGAGCCGGGCGACATCAGCCCATTCCGGTGCGTCACCGCCGGCCGGCGCCCACAGTTCGCCGAACCCGCCATTGATGACGGTCTGAACCTCCTCCTGGTCGCCGGAATTGACCGCCTCGACATAGCGGCCGGCCCGCTCACCGAACGGCACAAACGGTGAGGCAAGGCCCGAGACCCAGAAGCTGACGGTGGTGCTCGCCGGCGGATCGCCCAGGACACGGCCGTCGGGTTCGATCCGCTGCCCAGGCGCCACGTAGGCGCCCTGGGCGTTCATCTCGAACTTGTGCTTCTCCTCGATGACACCGCCGCAGAGTGGGCATTGCAGGAAAGCGAACCGGCGGGCTTCGATCGGCGTCGCATCCCGTTCGATACGCTCCGTCCCGCCCTTCGGTGTGATGTCGATCTTCGGGATGACCAGACATTTAAACCGCGGGACGAAATAGTCCGCACAATGCGGGCATGGCCAAGCCCAGTGATACCGCGTCCCCCGCTGCCAGAGCTTCCAGATCGGGCTGTCGAGACCGGAAATGTCGTCCTGATCGACGACCTTCCAGAATTCCAGTCCGGTTGCCTCGTCTTTCTCGATTTCGACCGTCCCCTCGGTCGGCGTCGATGTAACCCCGAGGGTAAAGTCCGCGTGCGTGTCGCCCCGGACCTCCAGCAACCGAACCGGGTCGCCTTCACCCTTGATGTTCTTGGCCATGCCGTCGCGCTCATCGACGATGGCCAGGCCGGCCGGGTCGGACTTGAGCTGGTTGGCCGAGCCCGCCCAGGCGAGCCGGACTGGCACGCCGGAGACGATCTTGCGGGTCTTCTTGTTCTTCTTGCCCCGCGCCAGCTTGATCGACAGGCTTGCCGAACGGTTAAGTGCGTCGTCGAACCGTGGTTCGAACTGGTCGGTGACGAAGTTGCGGTCCGGGCCGGCATAGATGATCGGCACCGGTCGCTGGTCAAGCCGCGACAGGATCACATCGATGACACTATCGGTTTTGCCCATTTGACCGCCACAGACGAAGGCAACCGTGTTGTAGCTCGGGTCTTCGAATGCGCGCATGAACGGGATCATGTAGGGCGTCAGCGCGGGGTCCTTCGGGCCAGGCCGGCCCGACGACAACGGGTAGACCCGATTCTCCCGAGCCCATTGATCAGTCGGAATCTTCCTCGTCGGGCGCAGGATCCGCGTGGCCCGATCGATAAGAACCGCGAAGTTTTTCGATGCGGTCGGCCACCTCGGTGAGCGCGTCATCCACTTCTCGCTGCAACAGCGCCCGCTCACCGATGTTGCGGGTCACGCGCGCGGGAATCGCGTTCACGCGGGCCACAACGGCGCCGGCGACCTCGTCGACCAGCGTCATGGCCTCCGCCAACGGGACCAGTTCGCGCTCGGCCTGCGCGACCGCCAGTTCCTCCTTCCGCGTGCGAATGTCCTGCAGCCGGCTGTGGGACGCCGTCTTGCTCGACCGCCGTGCCTCGTCCTTGAGAAATCGAATGTAACCCTGGACGACGTCGACGACGCGGTAGCGGCCGCGATCAGTTTTGGCGATCCAGCCGTCCTTCGACAGTCGCCGGATCCACTCCGGCGTCACCATCAGGAGCTTGGCGGCGACATCGACGGCGATCGTACCGGCGGCGTCATGGGCTCCCGAATTTACAACAACTCGCGCCATCACCTCGGATCACTTTATGCTCGGCGTTCCGTCATTATCGCAATCAAATGATCTGATTATCTGCTTGGCTTTGAACGAGCGTGAAGCGTGAATGCGGTGACCGAACGGAGACCGCCATGCGCAAAAGCCCCGACAATCGCGCCGCCCTCGACGCCTTCATCGCCCGCAAAGCCGAGATCGACACCATGCTCGCCCGGCTCCAGGCCTTGAGCGACGAGCATTTTGGTTACGCGCCAGACGACATCAACTGGGGCCACGTCGGCACGCTGGTGCACTACGCTGAACTGCTCAAGCACATCACGGATGCCGCCTTCAAGGAAGGCGAGAACGCCGCATAGACGCCGACGCCTCCCACGCCTCGCCCCGCATAATCCAATCGCGGGGCTCGGGGCAGTAGCGGGGGCGCGATGGTCGTGGCCCCGGTTACCCACGGAGCAACATCATGGCGCAACTCTCAGACTCTCAACTCGTCGTCCTCACCGCCGCCTGCCAGCGTGCCGACCGCTGCGTGTTTCCGGTCACCGCTAAACTGAAGGGCAATGCCGCGGGCAACGTTCTCAAGAGCCTCCTGAACAAGGGCTTGATCAAGGAAATTCGCGCCAAGCGCGACGACACGGCTTGGCGGCACGACGGACAGCGCGGCCGGATGACGCTCGTGGTGACCAAGGCTGCATTTGCGGCGCTGGGCATCGACCCCCGTGAGGCAGCGGCGGAAGCTGAGCCAGATGAAGCGGAAACGTCCTCTGCCGAACCCGAGCCAGAAGCTGTTCCTGAGCCGGTCACTCCCAAGACAAAAGAGCCCAAGGCTCAACAGGTCCGCGACGGCAGCAAGCAGGCCAAGCTCATCGAGATGCTGCGGCGTGCGAAGGGCGCGACCATCGAAGAGATCGCCGAGACGTTTTCATGGCAGCACCACACCGTGCGCGGCGCCATCGCCGGCGCGCTGAAGAAGAAGCTCGGGCTCAACGTCACCTCGGAGAAGGACGAGCGGCGAGGACGGATCTACAAAATCAGCGCATAATCACTGCTGCGCGGCTGGCACGCTGGAACCCGTCATCATTGGCGGGTTCTCTTCTTGTCGATTCGTGTTGAACAATCGCCGCAATGCATAACTCCGCGCCAACGACACGGCAGTGAAAATGATTCCCAGCCAGATATTCTGTGCGAAGCTCGCGTGCAGCCCGAACAACGGGAAGACCAGCACTTGCGTGAGCACGGCGACCCCGAAGCCAACAACGACATTCGCGATCGACTCCAGAAGCGACATGATTCTTGACTGCATCACGCGGCCACCTTCCCGGCCTTGATCTCGTCAAAGCATCGGCCGTCGCCGTCGAGCGTCGCCGCGCGTTCAGATTGTCCCTGCCAGCGCTGGACGATGACGTCGACGTATTTTGGGTCGAGCTCGATCAGACGCGCGCGTCGTCCCGACTGCTCAGCGGCAATCAGGGTTGTACCGGACCCGCCGAACGGGTCGAGCACGATACCCCGGCTTTTGGACGAGTTGCGGATCGCGCGCTCGACCAGTGCCACCGGCTTCATCGTTGGATGCAGATCGTTCTTGTGCGGCTTGTCGAAGAACCAGACGTCGCCCTGGTCGCGAGCGCCGCACCAGTAATGATCGGTGCCGTCCTTCCAGCCATACAGGATCGGTTCGTACTGGCGCTGATAATCCGACCGCCCGAGCGTGAAGGTGTTCTTGGCCCAGATCACGAATGTCGACCACTTGCCACCAGCCTCGCGGAACGCCTTCTGGAGGCAATCAAGTTCCGAGGACGACATGCAGATGTAGACTGCTCCCTTGGTGACCAGCAGGATGTTGACGCAGGCGTCGTAGAGCAGCGTGCCGAAGTCGTCGCCCAATGCATCGTTCAGGATCGGCCGGTTCTTGCCGCGCAGCTTGTCCTTGGCCGAGTTGGCATAGTTCACGTTGTACGGTGGATCCGTGAAGGTCATATCGGCAAGCTCGCCGTCCAGAACCTTCTCGACGTCAGCCAACACCGTGGCGTTTCCGCATAGCACCCGATGCTCGCCGCAGATCCAGAGATCGCCGGAGCGGCTGATGGGATCGGCCGGCGGCTCAGGAGCCTCGTCAGGGTCGCCATCAAGATCAGCGCCGGTCAGCAGCAATTTGTCCAGTTCGTCCTGGTCGAAGCCGGTCAGCTTCAAATCGAATCCGGCGGCCTGGAGGTCACCAAGCTCGAGCCGCAGCAGCTCGTCATTCCAGTCGCTTGCTTCCGTCAGCCGGTTGTCCGCGATGGCATAGGCTTGGCACTGCGCCTCGGACCAGCCGTGGGCGACAATGGTCGGCACCTCGGCGATGCCTTCGAGCCTGGCGGCTTCGAGCCGGCCATGCCCGGCGATCAGCATGCCGTTTTCGCGCACCAGCACCGGCATGGTCCAGCCGAACTCCCGCAGCGACGCCCGGATCTGCTCGATCTGCTCGGGCCCATGGACGCGGGCATTGCGCGGGTTCGCCGTGAGCCGTTCGATGGCCCAGATTTCGACCTTGGCGGCCGGCCACGAGGCTGAGGGTTTGGCGTGCGAATTCATCGGTTTTCCGGGCTTTTTTGCTTGTTGAAACCCAACCAAACTGAGGTTTTTCGATTTGGAAAAACGCGCGTTTATCGGGCGGCGGCGCCCCCGCTCCCTAACCCCTTGAAGGAAGGACCCTTTTCGGCTTTGCTGCGCCGCACACTTGGGCGCCGGTGCGTTACTGTCCGACGGTTGGCCGAACGGGCGGGCGCGGCGACGGCCCACGTACGGCCGCCTGTCGCGGTCGTCCCATGCGCGGTCCCTCGCAGCACGTCAGCGCGGCAGCATGCGTGCGATCTCGTGGCCGATGCGCGCGACGATGTTGGCGACGCTGGCCTGCCACGCGGCTGCGCTCGTATCCTTCACCAACTCGCGCGCGACGTTAGGCCCATAGACGCCACGGATCGGCAGCCGCTGCTTGGACCGCCGCAGGAACACGCGTCCAAACCTCGGCACGATGAACGAGTGCGCGAAGATACGTCGCTTGTTCCACGGCGCCGCCGACACGCCCTTGCCGCGCTGCACACCGCCGAACCAGGCGATGTTTGTTTCCCCACCGCGCGCCTTGAGCCGGTAGGTCAGCGTCGCCGACGTCGAGTGGATCGTCGCCATCGCCTTGTCGATCGCGCCGTACTTGATCCCCGTCTGCTTGACGAGCGTCCGCTTGACCTGCGTGCGGCCTTTGTCACATTCATGGTTCAACGCACGCGACATTGCAGTGCGGGCTTGCTTGTCGCCGAGAGCGGCGAGCTGATTGCCGTAGCGAGCCAGGACTTGATCGCGGGCGCTGATGATCAAATGCATGTTGGGGTTCGTGCCGCGCGCGACTCTCGCGAGCTTGACGGCAAGATAGCCTCAGGAGCCCGGTTTTGTCTCGCCTCTCGATGTCTCACCGAAAAATGTCTCACGCAGGGAATTTGCTTGACAACGAAGCGACGCGGCGATTGTCCACTCAATCCCGTTGGCAGCCATATTGATATGGCGCAGCGAGATGAGAGAATGCGCCAATCATTAATTCACTGCTGTCAGATGCGCGGCTCAGCCAGAGTTGCCGGAAGCGCCACCAGAATGGCGGCGAGACCAGCGAAGAAATCTTCCTGCGTAGCGTCGGATAGTGAACTGGCCACGAACGGTATCCAACGCTGAAAATGACCGTCGACAAAGGCGTATCTCTGCGCGAGGCGTTTATGGGCCGCATCAATATCGCCGGCTTGCAGGGCAAGCAGCGCTTCGCGCGTCAGGAACCAAAGAAACTCCAGTTCGATGCCGATGTAGTCGTCCGGCTCTTGGTTCAGCGCCTCGACGGCGAGGCCCGCTTCCAGATAACTCGCCCTGACCGAGAGCGTATCCTGCGTCATCAATGCCTTGGAGCGCGACAGATGGAAGGATGCGAACGGCACGACCGGCATTTGGCCTGGCCCCTCGAACAGTCGAGTGTACTCGATCCGCAACTTCTCGCCGAACTGGTCTGATTCCGCGATGCCGACCTCAACAGCATGGATCATCCGCCCAAGCCCTGCTGACGTTGGAGAAGCGCCGTCCAGGTCGACCGCGTCGATCCCACCTACGATGGCCAAGAACTCGTCAGTAAGGCCGCCGATAAAAAAACGGCGCAATAAGTCCAGAAGCCCTAGCTGCAATTGAAGAACGGACGCGCCCTGCGGCGCGTCCGTCAATGAATTGCGGGGGTGTGCGTTGTCAGTCATTCATCAAGCCTTGGTGATTTTGACGATCATGTCAGCGAAGGCCGGGAAGCCCATGATCGGCGACAGCGCGTCCGGATCAACCAGTTCGTTATGCAGTGGCGTGTAGGCGCGCGACTGATAGGCCGGGCCCATGCCGGGGCTGAACCGACCGCCGGCACCGAAGCCCATCTTGATCACGCCGGGCCGCATGCCGCCGGAGACGAACACCTTGCCCTTCGTCGACTTGCCGAGGGGATTAGCCACCTTCACAAGCATTCCGGTCTTTACGCCGAGCCGCTTGGCATCGTCGGTGTTCATCCACACGGTGCCCACCGAGTAGGTGTTCTTGGCGAACTTCTTCTTCGACGTCTTCATCGGCTCTTTGCCGGTCGGCTGTGCGTTCGGCACCTCTGCCTCGAAGGCATCGTTGACAGGTTGCCACGTGCCTTCGGCCTTGATCTCCCCGAGCCAAGGCAGCATCTGCGTGCCGCTCATGGCATGGTGAGTCTTGCCGCAGATGAGCTGGAACGGATAGTCCTTGGCGTACTTCTTGTAGTCCGGATTGGTGTGGGGATTCCACACCGTCTCGAACCAGTAGAACGTGCTCGGGTATTTGTTGAAACCGACCCGCTTCAGTCCGAGGGGTACCTCGCCTTCGGCTTTCTCGATCTTCTCGTTGTAGGAACGGTAGTGGCCGAAGCGCTTGTCGCCCTCCTTCCAGTCGAACTTGAATTCGATGCGGCGGGTCGAGGTCGGCGGGAAGACGCCATTCGGCTCGTCGGCGGAGACCTTCTTGTAACGCCGCCAGCTCATCGGCCAGACGGCGACGCCCTTGTTCTGGCGCAGCCACTCGACCGTCAGCGGCTTGCCCTGGATGACCTTGCGCTGGTCGTCGATCTTCACTTCACCCTTTTCCAGGGACTCGGGCGTCCCGAGGATCGTGTAGCCCTCCGGATATTGCGGATAGGGCAGTGGCGTGCCGATGTTGGCGCGGCCGGGGGCCGGTGCCAGCATCTCGTTGACGAAGTCTTCTTCGGTCTTGTACTTGCCCCAGAAGTCCTCCGCCTTGAGGTCGGTATCGCCAAGATCGGCGAGCCGCTTCGCCAGCAGGTTCATGATCGTCGTCGGATTCTTGCTCTCGTGGAGAGGTGCGATGACGGAGTCACGATTGTAGATCAGCGGGTGCGACGGATAGATGTCGGACACGCTCTGGCGTTCGGCGTAGCTCGCCTCGGGCAGCAGAACGTCGGCATAGAGCGCGCTTTCGAGGTACAGCGTGTCGATGCAAACAAACAGGTCGAGCAGATAGTTTCCGCTCTTGTCCTTGGCGGTGACCGCCTGCTGCCACTTGTACGGTGCGCTGCCGGTGTAGATGCTGTTGCCGGTGCGCAGAATGTAAGCCTTGATCGGGTACTTGTGGCCGCGGAAGGCGCCGTAGCGAATGTCGACGCCCTTCATCATGGCATCCGGATAGGCCGCGACCGCATCGTCCCATGCGGCCGGGAACTTGCTGCCGAACAGGTCCATATGGAGGTGTTCGACCTCGCCTTCGACTTCCTTGCCGGCGATGACGCGCTTGATCTTGCGCTTGGTGAACTGCCGTCCCGTGGCGCTGCCGCCCTTCGAGGACTTCACGATCTCCGTGTCGATGGCGCCGCCAGGCACGTCGAAATTACCGGTGATGACGTTGAGGGCGACGCCGATGATCGAGGCGCAGTAGCCATTGAAGTGATGTCCGGGCGACTGCATGCCCCACACCAGCGCCGCCGGCTTGGTGATGCCAAACATGTGGGCGAGATCGGTGATCTGCTTCGCCGTAAGTCCGGTCCGGTTCGCCGCCCACTCGGCACTGAAATAGTTCAAGCCGTTGACGGGATCCTTCTTGCCCCACCACGACTTGAACGCGGCCTCGAACTCGTCCCAACCGACCGAATATTTCTTGAAGCTCAGGTCGATGTACTTCTTGTTTGGATCGTTCTGGTTGTCGTTCTCGAGGATGTAGCGCAGCATCGCTCCGAACAGATCACCATCGGTTCCAGCGCGCGGCGCAAGCCACACGTCGGCCTTGGCCGCCGTGTTGCTGAGCGAGGGATCGATCACGACGACCTTGCAGCCGGCCTCGACCTGCGCAGCGACGGTTCCATAGCTCTCATAGGCGATACGGGTGGCGACGAAGGGGTTCCAGCCGTTGTAAATGATCAGCTTGCTGCGATGGGTCCGATCCCATTTGAGGCTGCCATCCGACTGACGGACGAGCTGCGGCCGCATGATGTCGGGCTCGATACGCTTGCCGTTGAGCATCAGCTTCGGGCCGTGCCGGCGCGGCGTGTCGCAGATTGCGCCGTGTTCGGTGCAGTTGGGCGTGCCATAGGCGAAGAACAGACGCCAATAGTGGTCTCGGTCGGTGACGTCACCTGAATCCATGATGACGGATTCGGCGCCGTGCTTCTTCTTGATGTCGCGCAGACGCGTGGCGATGTAGTCGATCGCCTCGTCCCAGGAGGCCCGGCGGAACTTGCCTTCGCCGCGCTGGCCAACGCGGATCATCGGATACTTCAACCGATAGGGCGAATAGATCAGCTGCTGGCCAGCAGCGCCCTTGGCGCAGCAGGTGCCATCGTTGAGCGGTACCGCCTTGTTGCCGTAGATCTTCGCCACTTGGCCGTCCTGGACCCAAATTTCCATGCCGCACTCGGCCGGACACATGACGTCGGCGGTGTAGCGGATGGTGTACTTGCCGGCTTCGGCTTGGATCGCCTGCGCCTCGGACGGCGACAGTACCTTCAGGGACATGAGGCCGGTCTGTTCCAGCGCGCCCACACCCAACAGGCTGGCGGTGGATTTCAGGAAGGTCCTCTTGGAGATGTGCATGTTCATGGATCTGACTCCGAAATCGTTCGCTGGCTACTGTTACGCGGGGTTCACGGTGGCATTGGCCGCCTTGAACACGTCCTGGTCGGACGCGATGTAGTAGACGCGAGGCGAGGTCCCATATTCTTCGTGCAGGACTTTCACCTTTTCGGACTTGATGAGCTTGGCGATCCGGCTTTCGGGGTCGTTGACGTCGCCGAACACGATTGCCTGGCCGAAGCAGTTGCGGACGCAGGCGGGCTCTTCCAAGCCCGCTTCGAGGCGTGTCAGGCAGAAGTCGCATTTGTCGACGACGCGCAGGTCCTTGACCGGCTTGTTCTTGAGTGCCGGGACCTTGGCGTAGAACGGCTTCGGGTCGTTCTTGACCGGAATGCTTTCATGCAGATAGCGGGCGCCGTACGGACAGCCGGCGATGCACTGGCCGCAACCGATGCACAGGTCACGATTGACGGCGACAATGCCGTCCTCGCGCTTGGTGGTCGCACCGGGAACCGGGCAAACCATCACACAGGGTGCAGTGTCGCATTGATTGCAGACGAGCGGCAGGAAGTGACGCTTTGCGTTCGGGAAGTCACCGACATCGGCAATGGATACCCGTGATCGGAAGGTCCCGACCGGGACACCGTTTTCCATTTTGCAGCTGACTTGGCACGACGTGCAGCCGACGCAGCGGCGCAGGTCGATGAGCATCGCGTACTTTTTCGCCATTGGCTCCCCCGTTCGTCTGTGCCGCGCGACTACGGGGGGCGTCGCCGACCAGCGGCTGAAATTACAAGCGACGAAGATGAACTCATGGGTCTAGCAAACTAACAATGCGGTACGTCAAAATCGTTCCAAAGTGAGGCTCGGCCAAATGCTCCCGTTGAATTTAAGGCATCAAAACACCTCACGTTCGTTGCGCCGTGGCAGAGGGAATCCAACCCGAGGAGTTGAGACTGGTGATGCTGCTGGCCATTCCTACTCTCGGCTTGCCTACCGCGGTCAGAACTCTGACCTGGATTGATGATATTTTGGGTTTCGAATAGCAGCAGGCGGACGACTGCGTCGGGTTGTTTGTGTCGGAAACGACCATCTTGCTGCGTGAGCCCGCGTCTGAAGCTTCCTATGACCGGACAAAGCCTGACGTGCTGGGCAACAAAGCGATTAGCCGACTTCCGCCGTTTAGTGGATCGCGCCATGCTATCCGAGCCCATCCATCATCGCCCCGATCACGCGCCGTGACGGCTTCGCCGACCCCCTTCGCCCATTGAGCCGCCACGCGATCAGACTGAGCGCGAATTGCCAACGCCGATGCGCGGTCGCTCGCGAGATCCCGAAGCGCCAGCAAATCGCTTTCCACGGCGTACGATCCGACCGCGCCCAGACGAGCTTGACGTCGTCGGCCGTGAGCCAGCGCAGCCAGGCGAGCGCCTCCTCCATCCGGCTGATCGCGGTGGGCGACGGTGGCGGCAGCCGCATTGGCTCCAGCTGTTGACCAACGAGGTCGGCGAATTCGACGACCATAGACGGCCAGGTGTTGAAGTAGCCAGGGATGCGCACCGCCGGCAGGCGGCGCATCACGGCGGCGGCTTCGGCGAGACGTTCCTCAACCATCTCGGCGGTCCAGTTATCCACGGCTTGTCTCCTTGCGCTCCGGTGTGTTTCCGTAGAGCTTCTCGCCAAGCTGCCGGACCAACTCCCGCTCGGGCCAGGTCAGTCGCTGGTCATCGATTGAGACGGCGAGCACGCCCTGCTCTCGCCAGCCCTCGCGCTTGACCTCCTCTGCCGGACGGCGCCTGCCGCCATAGCCGCGTGGTGCCCACCTCATGGCGTCACCTCCGGCAGCAGGGTGACGTAGCCGATGACGTCGAGGATGCTGTCGCGGTGCCTCGGATCCCGAGCGAGGCGTGCAAGCTTGAGTTCGATCATGCACAGGACGACCTGTGTCGGCGTCACTGTGTGGCCCAGCGTTAGCGACCAGCGCGCGGCGATCGCCGCCATGGACATCGCAGCGTGGCCATAGGCCATGCTTCGCTCGTCCATGATCGCGGCCGCGTCCCGGAGAATCTGATCGGAGGTCATGCGCTGACCTCCGCTGCGGTTTCTCCCGCTTGGCTTGCGGCGGCCATCAGGTCGACGACGGCGCCGATGATCGAGGCGGGTTCGGCGTTGCCGAGCCGGCCCATGCTGGCCGCAAGATCACGGGGATCGACACCGTGCTGAATGAGGCAGGACATCACCACACAGCCGTCGGCGAGAAGCGCGTCGAGGCTCGATCCCGTCCGCATCCCGTGAGTGAACACCTCTCCGGGGCGTCCGTCGGGATAGAACCCGATCGTCACGGCAAAGCGCGTGCCGCCATGCTCGACGCTCACAGTCTCGGCGGCACGGCGGTCGGGCAGTCTGACCCGGGTCATCGCACGCCCCCCTGGGTCTCGATCGCCCACAGCAGGATCGCGATCGCGTCGGCCTCGTTGTCGTCGGCGGGATTGAACCCGCGGCTGCGGACCGCGGCGATCACGGCCGCTTTGTCGGCATTGCCCTTGCCGGCGATGAAGCGCTTGATCGTGCCGACGGGGACTCCCTGGTAGGCGATGCCGTGGTGTTCACACCAGATGGACAGGACAGCAAGCCATCCCCCATAAGCATGTGCGGCGTCGACCCCCGCATGCCTGCGCACCTGTTCGTAAGCGACCAGATCGAACCCACCAGAGACATTCTTGATCTCTGTCAGCCACTGCTTGAAGCGAAGGAAACGCATCCCCCCGCCCTGCCACCGATCGATCTTGAACTTGGCCGTGCCGCTGGTAATTGACCCGTCGCCGGCGCGGATGGCCCAGCCTGTCAGCTGGCCAAAATCCAATGCCAGGCACTTCATTGGAGATGGCCCCAGTTGTGGCCCGCCAGGATCCTGAACACCGATCGCTTGTGCAGGCCAAAGCCATCGGCGATCACGGACCGTGGGATTCCGATCGTCTTCATGCGACGGATCGACTTGACGTCGACATCATCGAGGCGGGACATGGGATTGCGAGCACCGAGCAGTGCGGTGCCGTGCTCTCGGCAATCGCGAAGGTTTTCGCTCTGGGTCGCCCAGCGTAGGTTGCTGGCGTGGTTGTTGGTCCGACTGCCGTCGTTGTGCGCCACCCGATGGCCCGCGGACGGCTGAGGACCGTGGAACGCCATCGCCACGAGACGATGAACGTCGATCCGGACTTGGACGCATTTTTGCGACAAGCAGACCGAGAAGTAGCCCGTCTTCCGGTTGCGCAACTGTCGCAAGATTCTCCCGACGTGTGCCCCACACGCAGATCCCACGCGGCGCACTTCGCCGGCGTCGGAGACTTGGTACTCAGGCCAGCCGGGAATACTGCGCCATTCGGCGCAGGTGTCGGAACCGACACCGGGCAAAACGATCGCTGCGGCCGGCTTGGCCGGCGACAGCGCGAAATCGAGATTGCTGTTCATCACGAAGGCTCACGGAGCGTGGGCCTTCGGCTTTGGTCGGGGACGAAATTACGGCTGGCGAGTCTCCACGATCAAGCAAAAAGGAATGGGCACGGTACGAAATCGACGGATCGGGCCATGAGTCGGCGAGTCCGGTGTCCGGAAGATTTCTATCGGCGTGTCACCAACCCCCCTCAAAGGTTGGTGACACCGCTTTGTGTAGATATTTCAATTGGCTACATCGATGTGTCACCAACCTCGGTGTCACCAACGGGGTCCAAACATATTCGTATAGGAAATGTATGAGTCCGGCACGGACATCCTTTTCCCCGCGTAATGTATGAAAAGGTTGGTGACGTTGGTGACGTTGGTGACACCGTTGATCTGTCAGCACTTTTCGTGTCACCAACCTCTGTTGGAGGTTGGTGACACCGTCGAGGTTGGTGACACATCTGGCAAAAAAAAGAGCGCCTGAAGGCGCCTAGTCTAAATAATGGAACTGTGTTTCAACGACGGTATCGCCACTCGCGTGGGGCGTCGCGCCCGCTTCCGATCCGACCTTGGTAGCGCTGCCAGCCTCGGGTCTTGAGATACGCCGTCACCCGCATCTGGTCGGCTCGACCCCACCGCCCGATTTCGATACCCAGCGCGCCTTCAAGGATCTCGCCCACCGACACGTCGACCAGCGGGTTCGATCGCTCGGCCTCCTCGTCATGCCAGTCGTCGTAGTTGGCATAGCCATGGTTCACGCGGCGTCGCTCGAACACCAGCCAACGATCGATGCGGGCGTCCCAAGCGTCGGACTGGTAGCGCGCGTCCTGCTCGACACTGGCGGCGGTCATCAGAGCCGGATCATCAATCCACCAGATGGCACCGGCATTGAAACGGGCGACGGCTTCGGCCCATAGCTGGTCGCGGTCGCGGCGAAGAGCATCGAGATCGATCGTGCCGCAGCGTACCGGCCAGAAGCGGCGGTTGCCGGTCTCATCGCGCAGATAGGTCTCCGGATTGACGCTGCCGGCGAACACGCACTGGCGCGGCACCTCGACGACATAGCGTTCGTAGGGTGGCCGGTAGCGATCGGTCGTACGAGTCAAAAATGCCTTGATCCGAGACACTTCAGCTCGGCTGATGGCATCGAGTTCGGCGATCTCGATAATCCAGATGCCGCGCATCTGCTGGGCGGCGTCCTTGCTGCCGATTTCGGCCAGTTCGTCGGTGAACCACTCCGCGCCGGCAAGCAGTTTGATGGCGCTCGACTTCTTTGTCCCCTGCGGCCCTTCCAGGATCAGCATGTGGTCGGCTTTGACGCCGGGCCGCATGATGCGGGCAACGGCCGAGATTGCCCAGAGCGCGCCGAAGGCGCGGTTGAGTGTCGTGTCAGCCGCGCCCAGATAAGTCAAAGTCCAGGCCTCGAGACGCGGAACCCCATCCCAGGCCAAGCCATTCAGATAATCGCGGACCGGATGGATCCGGATGTCACGCGCAACCGCTGCGACGCTGCGGCTGACAATGGGAGGGGCGACATTGATCTCACGGTGTTGCAGCCATTCGGCGCAACGCACATCGTCCGCATCGCTCCATGGACGCGGCAGGACACTGTGCTGGTCCCATGGCAGGGCTCGCGCGACCAGAATCTCCTGGCGGAACTCATCGAACAAGAGCGCGCCGGCGAAGGCCTCGTCGTTGGAGAGTGCAACGATGACGTTCGCTTCATTGCGCTCGGGCGTGCCGACGAGATCAAGACGCAGTTGGTTCGCCCAGCGCGGCCGAACCGGCCGGTGGTGGATGTTGCCGGTCGTGTTCAAGCGCCGACGCAGCTCGCTGATCTGCCTCTCCAGGATCGAAACAGCGATGCCGGTGGCGGTCTTTATCGCTGCCAATACCTGGCGCTCGGGCAGGGGTTCCAGCCGGGCCAAGACGAGTTGCCCGAGCAGACTGCCGAGAACCGTAAGATCAGGTGGGTTGCTCAGGGTGCGGGCGGCCGCTTCGAACTCTGAAGCAGTGCTCAGGACGGCCGGCGTGCTGACAGGCGCTGGCCCCGCCCCCTGGTAGTCGGCGGCCGTCGCGCCATGACGCAAATCATCGGCGAAGTCGTCGCCATGCAGCGGCGTGACAATCTCATTGGCGATGCCGGCGATATTGAGCCGGTCGGCCAGGGCGGCGGCGCCCTGTATGCCCGCTTCGCCGGCATCGGCGAAGATAGTGACGCGGTTGATGCCGTCCGGCCATTGCCAACGTCGCAGTCCGTCGGCGGACAGCGCGGCCCATGCCGGCAAGCCGAAGATCATCGCCGCGGCCAGCGCCGTCTCGATACCCTCGGCGATCCCGAGATGGCGGTCTTCGCCTACGGGCAAGAGCCGAACCGAGCCGCCCGCAACGGTGCCGAGCATCTTCTTGCCCGGCGGGGCTTTGCCTGACCCGTCGTCGAGCAGATAGGTGCGATGGATGCCGCCGGTCGGCTCGCCGGTGCCGTTGCGGATTAGCGCCACCATGCCGGGCCAGCCGCGGCGGGTCTCGAAGTCGGCGAGGTCGGGATTGGAAAGGAGATCTGGGGAGGCCGGATCGCGCAGGAGACGGCCGTGCAGGTAGCGTTCGGCCGCTGAGCCGGCGAGCGGTGCGCAGCCGGCGAGGATGCGGGTAATCTCGTGGCTGTGGTCGGCCTTTGCCGAAACCGTAGACCGTGGCGGAGCCGGGCCGTCCAGACGCGCCCGCCGGGCCGCTTCCTCAAACAAGGCGGCACGAGTGAGACCCGTCGAATGATGAATCAGGTCGATCGGACCGGCGCATTCGCCGGTCGCGTGATCGTAGCCCCAGCCGGCGCGCGGGCCGCGTAAATGAATGACGCAGGAGCCCTCATTGCGCGGCGGCCGGCCGGACAGATCGGCACAGCGCAGAGATTTGCGGTCGGCGGACAGGCGCGCCTGCGGAAACAGCGACGGCAGCCAGTCTGGCGCGGTGGCGGCAAGTCGCTCGCGCACTTCGTCGAGGTCGTACCGAACCGGTGGTTGCCAGACGTCGTTGAGATCGATCATGCATGATCCCTCAACCAAGGATCACAAGCCCGCGTTCGGCGCGAGTAATGACGGTGTAGAGCCAACGACGGCGATCGAGTTCCGAGCGGCCGAGGCCGTCGTCCCACACGATCACGTTTTCCCATTGTGAGCCCTGCGACTTGTGCCCTGTAATCGCCCAGCCGAATGTCGCCTCGGTCAATAGCCTCTTCTCTTTCCAGTCGCGGTCATGACGATGCTTGTCGAATGCGATGTGGTCCTCGAAGTGACCCTTGTAGATACGCAGACGCCCGGGTTTGCCGTCAGGGCTGGGAGTACCGATCTGGTTGCCCTCCTCATCGGTGACTGTGGCTGAAAAGTAGAGGCTGCCCTCGTCGACGATGTCGTCCAGGGTGACGAACATGCCGTTGATCAGACCAAGATCGTTCTGGTTCTTCAGGCAGATGATTTTCTCGCCATTACCGGTCGGCAGCCACCCATCATCATATCCAGCGGCTCGGCGCATGGCGTTGTTGAGCTGCATCCTCGTCGCGTTCATGCCGCAGATGACCTGACCGCCGCGTAGCGCCTGTTCCGGCGTCACTTCCTGCTTGCGCATTTTCCACACAAAGGTGTCGTACTGGCCAAAACCGATCGGCTCGCCCTGCCGCGCCATGGTGGCGAGCCGTATGATGGCGCTCTCGCGCGCCTGCCGGTGGATCTCGGTCAGCATGATATCCGGCGCGTCCTTGGTGAACGCCCCATCGCCCTTGATCGGCGGGAGCTGGCCGGGATCGCCGAGGACCAGAATCGGCTTACCGAAGCTCATCAGGTCGCGGGCCATCTCTTCGCCAACCATCGACACCTCGTCGAGCACAATCAGCCGGGCGTGTGCCGCGTCGCTTTGCGGATTGAGCGCAAAGCGTGGCTTCTTCATCGCCGACAGTGCCTGCCGCATAGCCTCGATCGCAGCCTCCGCGGCGGTGCGCTCAAATCCTGCGAGCCGACGAGCCGCCTTCTCGGCTTCTTCAATCTTCCCGGCCGCCGCCGCGACTTCCTCCTCGGTCGCCTCAATGACGCTGTAAATCAGACTGTGAATGGTCCGGGCCGGGGTGCCTTTCCGGCGCAGCACCAGCGCCGCCTTTCCGGTGAAGGTGGCGGTGACGACGCCAGGCACGCACTCGCCGCCGTCACGGTTGCTCTTATGCGATTCGAGCCCGAGTTCATTGAGTACATAGCGCAGGATGGTGCTCTTGCCGCATCCGGCATAACCGAAGATTCGTGCCACCTGCTTCTGGCATGTCTCGTTCTTGAACCAATGAATAATGCGCTTGACGCCAGCCCATTGCTGGTCGGTGAGCGTGATATCGGTCATGCCGAACTCCTTTCGACATGCGTCCACGTCCGACCCTTGGCAATGCTGTAAATAGTCTCCTTTCTCACTCCAAACATCCGCGCGATGCATGCTCCGCATAGACCGAGTTCGAGGTGCCGCCTGATGTTGATCACGTCAGCTTCCGATAGCACCGCAGAGGAGTTAGCTTCGCCAGGCTGCGCACCGCGCTGGCTCACCTCGTGAGTTCGCCCGCGATTGAGCTTCGCGTCACGCGCGTTCTGATGACGGTCTCCCCAATACAAGTTCGAAGGGTAATTGTAGGTCGGATTATCATCATGGTGCAGAACCATCGCGCCTTCGAACGGCGGAGGACCGACGAAAGCAATAGCCACGAGTCGGTGCACGAACTGCTTTCTTGCGCGACGAGCCTCGTCGGTAAGCATGACAAAGAGGTGTCCGCTGTAAGCTTGTCCAGGGCAGAGGATGTGCCCGGCGACCCAGCGGCCCTTTGTATAACGCCGACGCACGCGACCGCGGTCACTCACCTCGTAGGCAGGAAATCCAGAGATGGATTGCCATTCCTCATCATCGGGCTTTATAGGCGCAGCCGGCGCGAGCGATTCTGTCATCGCGCCCTCCAACAGCGGTCCTGCCAGGGGCATGGCGGATACCAATCGCCGCCGGTTCTGCCACCGCGACAAATGGCCGAACTTCTGTCGCTGGCGGCGCGCGGCAGCAGTTCCTGTGCATCGCTGGCCTGCACCACTTGCACCGCCTTATCGCTCATCGACTGCGCGAGGGCCGCATCGAACGGCACGAGCTCCGCGTGCAGTTCCCAGGTGTCGCGGTTGAGCGCGGTGAACAGCGCCGGATTCTGCAGATCAAGATAGGCTTGGTAGAGCGCGATCTGCGCGGCGTAGATCGGCTTTGAAAGCACAACGCCTTTCTTGACGACTTCCTTCCAGGACGCGGCCCCAAGCGCCTTGGTTTCCCACAGCGCGGGGAATTCCATGTCGAGCGCGCCGCCGAGCAGGCAGCCGTCGATGTGGCCCTTAAAGCGACCGTCGAGCGCCGAGAAACCGAACTGGCGGCCATCCGATCGCTGCGTGCGAAGGTTAAATCCCGCGCCGCGCAGCCACGCCGCCACAATGTCCTCGCCACGATGGCCGGCCTCGAAGATGCGCAGCGTTTTCGGCTCGAACTCACCGCCCTGATCTTTCAGGGCGGCGAGGTAATCGAATTGGATTTGCCGCAGGCACTCGCGCCCAAGCCCGGACGTGCTGACATAATGTCGCGGCGCCTGAGCGCGGTTGCGCGCGACCAGCACGCCATCGATTGCCGCGTTGATAGCAATCGCGATACCGGGTGCTCGGCTCGGGCCCTCGTATTGGCAGCCGGATTGATGGTTGAGGTCGATCAGATGCTGCATTCGCCGCGCTCCCAAAAGCCGCCGGCCAGCGCGATACAACGCAGTTTGTGTTCCTGCGCTGATGTCAGCATGATGCGATCGCCATAAAGGCTCATTCTCTCGCGCAGGCTCGCGCAGAACTCGATCTCGAAATCCGTCTCGGCGTTGGCCTCAGCCGCTTTGAGCAATGCCTGCAGATCCGGGCCGTCGTGGTTCAGGTCGATGGTCATGGCACCCTCCTAAAATGGAATCGGGTCGTCGAACGCGGTGCCGGTTCGCTCGGGCGTGGAAGCCTGGCGCTGCATGCTCTCGACGTAACCGGTCACCGCCGCCTCGATCAGACGGTCGATCTCCGCAGCGGTGCGGTGGTAGAAGTGGTCCATCAGGCCGAGTTCGTTCAGCGTCTCGGCAAAAGGGAGGCGGGCATCCTTCATTGCCTGCGTCTCCCGCGCGGTCTTATCGATCATCCCTCGGTTCCTCTTGGCGATTTCGGCTCCGGCCGCGAGGCAGCGCGTCGAGCAGAAAGCGAAGGTCGGATATCGGTCCGGACGCAGCAGATGGGTGTAGTAGAAGCCGCGGTTCGCTCGGGTGCAGATGGCGCAAACTCTCATGCCAACAGTATCGAGAGCTTCCGCGACCCGGGCTCGTCGGGCTTTTCCGCCACCCGCCGTGACGACAACACGATGAAGCTGCTGATCGCGTTCTGCGCCATGGCCTCGAGCTCCGGCATGGTCAAACAACGGATGGGCTGGTTGAGCCTTCCTCGTCCTTCGAGCCATTCGCCAATCGCCTTCGCGGCTTCACGCGTGACATGGGCCTGCCACTCGTCGTCCGTCATGTGTTGAGCCAGGCCGGACCGGGCGCGGGAGCACCCTGAGGTGGGTTGGTCGCAGCCTCGTTGGCCCATGGCACGCCGGTTGGCGCCGGCGGCGAGTTAGGCGCGCCCCAAGCGGGGGCCTGCTGCGCGGCGGCGGCCGGCGTCTTGCGAGGCTTGGCATTGACCGGTTCGGGTTGCACGTTCTCGCCACGCATGACGGATGCATATTGCGGCTCGCTTGGTAGAACCACGTTGGCGAGTTTGTTGGCGTCCTTGTATTGCGGGTCCGACGTCGGCTCGACCATGATACGGGCGACAAACACGATGCCGTCGAGTTGTTTGAGGCCCTGGATCACGCGCTTCTGCTTGGCGGCCGGGCTTTCATCGCGGGGATCGAGACCGAGCGCACTGTCGACCATGGCGCGGAACGCGCTCTTCGAGATATTCCAGCCTTTCGACTGTCCTTTCTCGTCGAGCTTGCCGCCCGCGACCGTAAAGTTTTGCCAGAACTTGCGCCTGGCGTGGACGCCGGCGACCACCGTGAATTCGCAGTCGAGCATTTTGGCGTCGCTCGACTGCGAGGCCTTGAGCAGACCCGCATCCATGGGGGTCGATCCATTCACGCCACCGGGGCGAATTGTCATTTTCACCTTGGCGAAGGTTCCGTCCGGCATCAGCTCGCCCACGGGAGCCATTTGTGGTTGGGCATCATTGAGGTCGTACATATCCGTCTCCTTTGCTGAGATTTCGATCAGGCCGCGTAAACTTGGCGGCCGGCTGCATTATTGATCTTGGCGAGCAGCACACCGAGATCCGGTGCTTCGGTGATGTCGAGCCGACCGCTGCGATCCTTGGCCGGCAGGCCGAAAGGATTGCCGGCGCGGCAGACCAACCGGCGTTCGCTGGCTCTCTCGTCGAGCACGTAACCGCCCTCGGCATCGCGGGAGAACAAGTGAAGCGAGATCACCTGATCGACGATGCCGGGTAATTCGCGGCCCGCCTTGGAGCCCTCCATCTGCGGCTGCCAGATCGTGACGTTGAGCTCATCGGTGATTTTTTCCAGCACACCGACGAAGATCACGGTCTTGCCGACTGCATGCTGCAGGTGCTTGAGCGCCTGGATGACCTCCCGCCCGAGCAGGCCGTAGGCGCCACGCACGTCGGGTTTTCCGGTGCGCTCGGAAATCGCTTCGGGTTGTTGGCGGGCATAGACCATCACCTGGCGAGTGAGATCCGTAATGCTGTCGACGAAGATGATCGACTTCGATCCCAAGAATTCCTCGATGCCGCTGCCGGCATAAACGTTGCGGGCGTGCTGGTGATGCTGCGCGCTGTACCAGGCGTTGGAATCGGCGGCGGGATCCGGCCCGCCAATGAGAACCGCAAGGTCGCGGAAGTCGACGAAGCTGCGTATCGGAATGCTGGTGCCGGGCCAATCCTGCACCGACTTCATGCCGGCCTCGAGATCGAGGCAGACGGTCTGATCAGGCGGTAACGTTTTTAGCAGCGACGTTTTTCCAGCACCGGGTGGGCCGAAGATGGCGAGTGAAGTCTTGTTGTACGCCGCCGACAATCGTTCGTCGGCAGTCACGATGCGGATCGCCATTGCGGCCTCCTTTGCATGTCGGGGTTGTCAGCCGAAGGTTTGAGGTGCGGTCGGGTCGGATGACGGCGGGACGTTGACCGGGCGCCGAAGGGTTGCCTGCCCGTCCTTGCGGAGTGGGCCGCCCCGCCGCTGTTTCAGCGATCTGGTTTGAGCGTCAGTAGGAAGGTTGCTTTGCCGGCCCTGACCGTGCGGGCCGGCGCGAAGGCAGCGCGGATGCGCTCTGGCCAAGCGGTGAATTTGCGCTCGGGAACCTTGTAGGCGAGGTCGATGTATTCGGCCGGGTCATCGCCAGCGGCGCGGATACGCTCGACCACGTTCGCGAGCGTTTTCTGATCCCAATCGACGCGCTTGGGCAGTTCGGCGATGACGGTGACGTTGCCATCATCGAAGCGGACCGTGCCGGTGTCCTTGCTCTCGGCTCGGCGGACCGCTTGCGCCCGATCGGTGTAGCGCAGCGCGATCGCGGCGGCGATCCATTCGGCAGTGGTCTTTGCGGCCGCCAATGCGGCTTCGGCATCTTCTTGCAAGAGAACCAGATGGTCTGCCGGCAGCGCAGCGATCTCGCCGATCGGCATGGTTCGGGCATCGACGAGACGCAGGCGATTGCTGTGAGTGATCGTCATTGCGCAACCTCCGTCATGAGTAAAGCCAATTTTGCCGACATCTTCTTCGACCGGACGCGGGCGACGGCGAGGTAACTGAACCGACCGGACCCGATCCGGCGCTGCAGCGGGTGCACCAAATCGCGGTCGACGAGTTGCATAACCATGCGCGCCAGCCCCTCGAGTCTCAGGCGCTCTTGTTCACTCAGCCTGGACGAGCAGCGCAAACGATCGAGGGAGACAAAGCCACGGTGATATTCGAGGACATCGCCGGCTTGTGCTTGGGTGAGCCAGGCAAGAAGATCGACCTGGATCATTGGCCGAGGCGCGCTGTCGAAGGAGACGAAGCTCATTGCGCACCTGCGTCGACTTGACAGGCTGATATCGAAGGACTGCACCAGCGCGCCGCCTCGAAGGCTTCAATGTCTTTGACGCGATAGAGGATCCGACCACCGAGCCTCAGATATGCCGGCCCCTGAGCTTCATGCCGCCAACGCTCAAGCGTGCGGTGGCTCATGCCCCAGCGTCGGGCAAGATGTTTCTCGCTGAGATATTCGAACCGTTCCATCGACCCGCTCACGCTCCCGATCTCGAATGCGAGGACAATCGGTCATCGAGGGGTGGGATGTCGTCGGGACGGGGGGTGGGACATGGGGTGGGAAAGGGGTGGGACAGAGGGGGACAAGGGGTGGGACAGAGGGGGACGCGCGTTCACCTGCCGGACGGCCATGCCGGCCCGGCAGCCGCATTGTCGACGCAAATCTACGAAGCCAATCAGCGTCAGTGTGACGAGCTGTGGGATATGGGGTGGGACAAAGGGGGACGGCGGTGGGACAGCGGCCTTACCGGCCAATCGCCGCGGCCCTGTCCGACGTGAAGCCTTGTTTGAATTGCCGATAAAAACGCACGCGCCGTCGCTCTGGCGAAAGGAAATCGATATTGAGCCGGTACCGGCCCTTGCCGTCGGCAAGGATCAGCTGTCGCCACGCCGGTTTGCGCTTGAACAGATCGATCAGCCGCATCGTCGCGGAATCGGCTTCATCGAGCAGCCGCTTGCCGTCGAGCCACGGGTTGTCGGTGTCGCTGGCCGCCTTCAAGAGGCGTAGTACCGCAGCCTGTTTCGGGCCAAAGCTGTGCCACTCATTGGCGACGCGGACTCGGGAAAAATCCTCGCTATGCCAGACATCGTTCGGTTTTCCAGTTTCGATTGACACTGCGTGATCGCGCTCAAACCGGTCACGTTCCTCGCGCGTCAGAATGAGGTCCTCGCGTCGCACAATTACCGCTGACGTTCCGAAGCGCACATGCACGTTCTGGTGTGGCTTTTCGGTCGGAAACGACCGCACCTCGGCATTTCCTACCCGGAATATTTCCAGAAGCGTCGATCGCACCAGCCGTTGCGGACCATTAATGAACAGCACGCCTTGTGGTGAGCGGACATTGATGTCGCCGAGTTCCCACCCGCTTGCTTCGACCGGCAGGTCGACAACGAATACCGACAGCCGCAGCACCTCGTCGAGTGCGTAATCCTCAATGTCTCGCACTGACATGTTCCAGCGCTTTGCCACATCGGCGATTCGATACCAGTGTCTTTGCGGCAACGGCATGTCTCACGCTCCTTTACGCTTTAACGTCAAACGGACAATACGGACCGGCAGAGGTGCGTCTGCATCACGTCCCTATTGGACCAGTTCGTATCGGTGCAGGCGGTACTCGATAAACGAAGCCGACACGCCAAACCGCTCGGCCAGATCAAACAGCAATTCCTCGATCCGGACCGGATCTGCAGCGGCGCGCAACACCGGCTGATCCTCGCCCGCGTCGCAGAGCGGTAGGCCGAGCGCGATCGCCCGGCGAACGAGTTCGCGGTGCAACAGCCCTCGCGGCACCAACAGAGCGCCCATGAATTCATTGGCGCGAAACTCCCGCCAGTCCATCCTGCCGCGCACGCGCGCCGTCTGGCTGAGGTGGTATTCGTCAGCGGTGACGATGGCGAATGCTGGACGGCCGGCCTGACGCAGCATCGATGGGCCATCGAAGAGCGCGTGACCGAGTTCATGGGCCAACGTCGAGCGCTGAAGATAATCCCGCCCGGCAATGATTTCGGCGTTCAAGCTGATCAGCAGTGCGCCCGGCAGCGCGGGGTCTGCTTCTGTCGCACCGAGCGCGTCGCGCCCCTTCGCATCACGAACAATGCGGTTGAGGTCCCAATGCGCGACGATCTCGATGCCGTTGACCAGAAATTTCTGCGCCGCCCGCACCAGCCGATCCATGTCGATGCACAGGGTAGGCCGCCGCGGCAGAAGCTGTTTTCGCACATCTTCGGCGATGTCCCAGAGCTCCCGCGCCTTCAGCGGACTGGGCTCCATGCTGCGGCGGTCATTGGGATAGACAACCCGCAATGTCATCGATGCCCCCCGGCGGTTTGCTGCCGGTAGACGGCAATCACGTCGTCGGTGCGCGCACGCAAATCCGGCGGCAGCCGCCGCGCTGCGGCGAACAGATCGTCCGGCGGTATACTGAGGGCGCCGGCCAGCGCCGATATCAAGTGATCCGGTGGCGGGTTTTCGCGTTCGCGCTCGATCCGGGACAGATAGGCGATTGAGATATCGAGCCGACGGGCCAACTCGGTCAGCGTCATGTCCCGATCTTCGCGCCGGCGGCGGATATAATACCCGAAGGCCATTCGATACCTCCACGGCTTTGCCGCTTCACGTGAAGTCGTCAAAGGCAGCTTGCTTGAGCCACATGTTCACTATATGTTCTCTGCGTCGTGCTGTCGAATCGATTCTTCCAACCGAGCCCGTCATGACCGATCAGTTCGTCATCACGGAGAAAACCAGCCAGGCCAAAGACGTCCGCGCCGCGGTCGGTCCACGTTATGGAGACATCCTTCCGGCCGAAGGTCATTTGCTCGACCTGCTCGAACCGGAAGATGTCGTTCCGGACTGGAAGCGTTGGTCGCCGATCCTTCTCCGACCGGAAGGACTCTACGGCACCCGCCCTGCTGCGGGCGGCAACAAGGCCGCCAAGCTCACAGCTATTCGCGAGGCATTGCGCACCGCCAAGCGGATTTGGCTCGCCACCGACTGCGACCGCGAAGGTCAGCTGATCGGTCAGGAAATCCTCGAGCATTATGGGTACCGTGGCCAGGTCATGCGGGTGCTGTTCACCGCGCAAGACCCGCAGACCATCCGCGACGCGTTCGAGCGGGCAAAACCCAATGCCGAATATGCCAAGCTTTACGCTGCGGCCGTCGCGCGTCGGCAGGCTGATCAGATCTACAATCTGTCGCTCACGCGCACCGCGACTGTCATCCTGGCAAAGGGTACACGCCGCGTGATCGGTGTTGGCCGCGTAAAGACGCCGACCCTGGCCATTGTCTGCAAGCGTGAACTGGAAATCCGCAACTTCGTGCCAATCGCCTATTTTGAAGTTGTCGCCACCGCGAAGGTTGCCGCAGGACAATTCCAGATGCGGCACGCGCCGCAGGAACGGATTGTTGGGCGCGAGATTGCCCAGGACATCGTCGAGGCAGTGGAAGGCTTCGAAGGCCCCCTTGCTGTGCGCGTGGAGGACAAGCGGCAGGGGCCACCCAAGCTGCACGATTTGCCGTCGCTGCAGAAATTATGCGGCTCACGTTTCGGCTGGCCGGCCAGCAAGACGCTCGAGGTGGCGCAGGAGCTTTATGACGGCCATGGCAAGAAGATCATCACCTACCCGCGCGCCGAGGTGCGCTATCTGCCACAGAGCTTGGTATCGGATGTGCCGAAGATCATGGCCGGGCTGCAGGTGGGCCAGTCATTCAGCGCGATCCCCATGCCAACACCGCTGATGATCCGAAGGGGCGCGAGCGGTGCCTTTTACGACAAGGGGCTGGAGGGCGCGAGCCATCACGCCGTCATTCCCAACGTCAACACGATCGACAAGCTGCGCGAGGTCTGGCCTCGCCTATCATCCGACGAAAAGAAGCTGTTCGACGTCATCGCGCGGGCCTATCTGGCTGCGCTGATGCCCGACTTCCGCTACCGGCAGACAACCGCGACGCTCGACGTACGTGGCTTCGAATTCCGCGCTTCCGGTCGCCAGCCCATCGAACTCGGCTGGCGCGCAGCATTCCCGGACTGGCAGCCCGCCGACGAAAAAGGAGATGAGGCGCAACTGCTGCCGCCGCTGCGCAATGGCGAGACCGCGCAGCTGCAGGATCCAAAAATCGAGAACAAGGAGACCCGACCGCCACCGCGTTACAACGAAGGGACGCTGATCGAGGCGATGCAGAATGCTTGGCGCTTCGTCGATGACGAGGTGCTGCGGAACCGCCTGAAGGAAGCCAAGGGAATTGGCACGCCGGCAACCCGCGCTGAGATCATCGGTGGGCTGAAGAAGCAGAGCTTTCTGATGGCGCAAGGAAAGCACATTGTGCCGACCGAGACCGGCCTTTCGCTGTTCGGTATTCTCAAACAAGCCGATCCGGCGCTGGTCGACCCTGGCGTGACGGCGCAATTGGAATGCCTGCTCGATGATGTCGTCGTCGGCAAGCAGGAGATGATCGGCGCGATCGATGCCGTGTGCGACGTCGCCCAGCGGATCATCGGCAAGCTCAAGGATAGCGGAGCAGCCGGGGGCCTTCCTTCGCTTGGTACATCTGTCGGCACCGGCGATGGTTCTTATCCACCGACGCCTGCAATGAAGCGATTTGCCGAGAGCATTGCGCGACAGAAACGCGTCCAGCCTCCACCTGGATACAAGACGTCGATATCGATTTGCCGCAAGTTCCTCAATGAGCACGCGCCCAAGACTGGCGACGGTGCAGCGGCTGGAACGAAGGACCCAAGGCCGGTCAGTCCGGCGCAGTTGATGTACGCCAAGAGAATCGCCCAGGGGAAAGGTCTGGTCATTCCCGATGAAGCCAAGGCAAACTCGGCTGCGATGTCGGCGTGGATCGGCGCCAACCGAGATACGAAGCGCGGTAAACGTGGTCGGACGACGGGGCGAGCGAAATCGGGTTTGCCTCGATCGACAGCGGCGACCAAGAGGCCTCGGAAGCGCACGACCCCGGCTACGGCCGCAGTATCGGCGACAGGTCAGCCAAATCCTCTTGCTGAGACGAGGTTGCAGATCCCTTATGGGAACAAGGAGATCGCGCTGGCGCTTGGGGCACGCTATGGCTCGTCAGGATGGCATGCGCCGCCTGGAGTTGACCTGGCGGCATTCCGCGAGCGCGGATGGCTGTAAACATATGCATCCAATCGCGACCGGGTGCGGGTCGCTCGGTTAGCAATCAAAGATGCCAAATCGCCCGCAGCTGAAGGGCGACACAGCTCCGCATAACCCCGCAAATCCCGCCAAAACCCCGATCCCGTCGCTTCGAGTGCTCCTGGGGCACAATTGCTCGCTAGATTGATCGCCCGCAGAAACAGCAGCGCGGTCGATTGTCATGAATGCGCTCCACCCCACCCACATGACCCCCGCCGAGCGTCTGGCCGAGATCGCCGACATTCTGGCGGCCGGCCTCATGCGTCTGCGGGCGCGGCAGTCCACTCATTTATCTGCCCACCATGGAGAAAGTTCGCTCGACTGTCTCGGCCACCAGAGCGGTCATGCCGGCGTCCGCACGACGCACGGAGGCCCGCATTGACCGACACCGTCCTGGCCCAATTGGCCGCGCTGAAGACCGCGCCGATCGGCGCGCTGAAGCAGAAATGGCATGATCTCTTTGAGAACGAACCGCCGCCTTACAACCGACGATTCCTCGAGCAGCGTATTGCCTACCGCATTCAGGAGTTGGCCTACGGCGGCCTCAAGCCCGAAACATTGAAGCGTCTGCGCGCCATCGCCGAGGATATTGAGCGAGGAACGACCGGCCGCCGACGACAGTCACCCGATAGCCGGCCCGTAGCAGGCACGCGCCTCATTCGTGAGTACCAGGGCGTCGAGCACTGCGTGACGGTGCGCGCTCAGGACTTTGAATACCAGGGCCGGCCGTACAAGTCGCTCTCGGCAATCGCGCGCGCAATCACTAGCACGCGATGGAATGGACGCGCCTTCTTTGGCTTGAAGAACTGGCGGCGCGCGTCATGAAGAATCCCATCGTCCGTAAACTGCGCTGCGCGGTCTACACCCGCAAGTCGACCGAAGAAGGGCTGGACAAGGAATTCAACACGCTGGATGCACAACGCGAGGCTTGTGAATCGTACATCGCGAGCCAGAAACCCGAGGGCTGGGTCCTGGTCCCTGACCGCTATGACGACGGTGGTTTCTCGGGTGGCTCACTGGATCGGCCGGCATTGCAACGGTTGCTCGGCGACATTGAGGCGGACCGCGTCGACGTGATCGTCGTCTACAAGATCGACAGGCTCAGCCGATCGCTGATGGACTTCGCCAAGCTGGTCGAGGTGTTCGACCGCAACAGCGTAACCTTCGTCAGCATCACCCAGTCCTTCAATACGACCACGAGCATGGGACGCCTGACGCTGAACATCCTCCTCAGCTTCGCCCAGTTTGAACGTGAAGTCATCGGCGAACGTATCCGCGACAAGTTCGCGGCGTCGCGCAGGAAGGGCATGTGGATGGGCGGGTCGATCCCGCTCGGCTACGATGTCCAAAACCGCAAGCTGGTCGTCAATCAAGCTGAAGCCGCGACCGTGCGAATGATCTTCGAGCGCTTCGTCAAGGTCGGCTCGGCAACCAAAATGGTACGGACGCTCCAGGCCGAGCACGTCTGCGGCAAGCGGGGAAAGCTGGTCGAAAAGGGCTATGTCTACAGGCTGCTCAACAACCGGACCTATATCGGCGAGGCCGAGCACAAGGGAAACGTCTATCCGGGCGAGCATCAGGCCATCATCGACCGCACCCTCTGGGATCGGGTGCACACGATAATGCGCGAAAGCCCACGTAAGCGAGCCGCGAACACACGTGCGCAGACGCCCTCGCTGCTCAAGGGTCTGATCTTCGGCCCGACCGGCCGGGCGATGACGCCGGTGCACACCCGTAAGAGAGGCAGGCTCTATCGCTACTACGTTTCGGCCGACGTGCTCAAAGACA